TTAGCCCTCGACGTTGCCGCGCCCATCGTTCGGCAACCGTCAACCCGTTTCTGTCGTTCGGCACGAGACCGGTCTCGACAATCTCAAGTGCGACCTCTGGCGAGATCAAATCGGGTGCGATAGGTGCGCGGAACGCCTGTCGCGTAATAGACGCAACAGCCGCCGATTCGGTTGCCGCTAAGCCGGCAAACGACTCGACCGATTGTGCGGCGATCACTGCATAAGTGCGGTCAATCGCTCGGTCGATCTCTGCGAGCAGTTGCTCAAGCTGTCGGCGACTCCTCGGCTCGGCGGCCTTTAGCAGATCGACAATCTCACCCTGTAGGTTGTTGAGTTGCGATACTACATCCCGCACCGCGCCGTTCTGGAACGCGATCAGATCAAGGTCGTGTTGCGTCAATAGCTGATCGACGCGCTCGTTGATTGTCGGCATTCAGCCGCTACCCTTCGGCCTGCATAACCGCTTGAATGCCTGCTTGTAGGTCGAGCATCTCGCGCTCCTCTTGGGGCGAGGTCTCCGGCCGGAGCAGTTCGCCGCGATCATACAGGAACAGCAGGTTGTCAACGGTCATGTATCCGGCCTGCACGATCTGCATCAGCTTGACGGCCTCGTCGCCGGTCATCTGCTCGGCAAAGAAATCGTTGTTGAGAATAACCTCGACCCCTTCCGGCGTTGCGCCGATCCAGACGTTCAGCAAAGCGACGGCCTGCGTCAGACCACGGTCGAGCGTTTCGGTGATGCCGCCCAAGGTCGCTTGATCACCGGCCGAGCGGAGCCGGATCGCCGCGGCGGCTTCGGACTGGTGCTTTTGTTTCTCAAGCAGACGCCCCCCAAGCGCGGCCATCTTCGCCTCGTCTTCGGCCAGTGCGTCACGCATGGCCGTCAAGCCCTCGCCGGTAAACTCTAAATAATACGCCTTGGCATCGGGCGACTCTGACCACCATGCCGCACCTGCGCCGATACGATACCCGTCGTTGGACTTGGGGAACCCTGCGGCGATGGCCGTTGGCAGGCCGGTATAATGCAGGCCGTGGTTGTAATCGCAGGAGAGTCGCCAGTGGTGCAAGTTTACGTCAACGAGGTCGAGCAGAGGCGGCTTCTCAACGTCTAAGCCGACCGTGTTCGCGTTGATGCAAACAAACGGGATATATTCAAGCGGCGCACCTGCGACCGTCGGGACCGTTTCGTCAACAAGAACGTATTGTTCGCGCTGAGAAGATGCGCTCTTGACCTTGACATATACCCGCACAATATAAATGCCATTTTCGAGCGACAGGACGCGAAGCCGTTGCTGTTCGGTCTGCTCGTATTCGTCGTTGACATCCTCAACGTGGGCCATCTCCGACAGCACGACCATCGTGACGACCGACCGGCCACCGATGCGCTCGGTGCGCCAGTTGATAATATTCTCGGCAACATACGGGACCAAATAAGGCCGGTTCTCTTCGCCGCTGTAGTCGCAGAGCAAACCATACCGTCCGACCGTCAGCACTTCGCGCATCGCCGTTTTTGCCAAACCATCGAAACTCTCGTCTGTCATTGTCACGTCGCCCAGATATTGGTCAGCCGCCCCCGCGACGACAGTCGGCTCGCGACGAAAACACGCGCCCACCATGCCCTGCACCGTCCGAGCGGTGGCGTTGAAATATAGGCCGCGCCGGAGGTACGCCATGTATTCGGTCGGGTTTTGTGTATCCAATGGCGCAACGTATTCGGGGCCGCGTTCAATTACGGCGGCCTGCCCTTCGTGCGCGTCGCGGCATTTCTGCCAAAATGGAGCCATATCGTCATAAGCGGCGGCAGTGGAGTCTACTGGCATTTGTCTCGTCCTGTTAGCGTTTCCCGCTAAAATAAAAATATATAGTTATTTGCGCCATTTGGTTTATAGGCCACGAACGTACGTTATAGACCACGCACGTACGTTATAAGCCGCGCACGTACGTTATAAGCCGCGCACTCGCGACATCCCGCCGTCATTTGCGCCGAGCATTAAGTCGGTCAATGCCCATACGAGCGCGTCGAGTCGGTCCGGCGAATCCCGCGACTCGTGCGTATACATACAGAGTTGATCCTCTAACGCGGCGAACGTGCCGCAGTGGTGGATGCGCCCCTGCTCGTATAGAGCCGCAATCGGTTCGGCGCGTAAAATCTTACCCCGCGCCGCTCGGACGGCCTTATAGGATACGTTGCGGTCAACCGTGCGAATCGTATGCTCTACCATGTCGCCGCCTTGATTAACCTCGGCAACGATCCGGTCGGCGTTATATTTATAATATGCTTTTATCGCTTGTATCGCCCACTCTTGCGGTGTATACTGCCCGCTCAAATCCTCGACAACATACCCACGGTTGCCAATCATACCGGCGACCAGTATGCCGGTCTCGTCGGCATCCTCGCCCGAAGTGACGGCAGGGTCAACGCCGACAACGATCCGCTCGAAGTGCGGCGGCGTTTCGCGCAGTCGGTGCGCGTCGATCATCTCCCGCGACCAGAGTGCGCCAACTACATCGTCGAGAATCTCGGCGTGTAGCTCTTGCCGTCCGAGGCGCGTCCCTTCGTAGCGTTCGACGATACGCTTGGCGAACGACTCGGCCAAGTTTTGCAGATTGTCGTACGTAGAGCCTCGCGTCACCGTGACCAGTTCGTCGGCGACCAGTTCCCTCATGATCTGGACGGGTCGCGGCGTGGTCGTAATGACGGCCTGCGGCGACTCGCCCAAGCGCAGGCCAAGGTCGAGGTTGCTCCACGTTTCCTCTGCGTATCTGTATTTGGCTAACTCGTCGAGCCATGCCGCGTCGTGCTGTGGGCCGCGTAACTGGTCCGGCTCGTCGCCCGAATAGCAAACGCCTATTGCGCCGTTGGGCCAAGTGAGTCGACGCTTTGACGGCTCGTAGAGCGGTCGGTTCCGGCCTGCCGTCGCCAATATACCCGACTCGCCTTCGACCATCACGTCGCGCACATCGGCCTTTGTCTCGCCGACGAGCGCGATCCGTTCGCGTCCCTGCCGAATCTGTTCATGCACCCATTCGGCTCCGCACCGCGTTTTGCCGAATCCGCGCCCCGCCATTATGAGCCACACGCGCCAGTTGCCGTCCGGCGCGATCTGGTCGGGACGCGCCCAGAACCGCCAGTCCTCCAGTATCTCGGCGGCTTCGTTAGCCGATAGCTCTTTAAGTATCGTCGCTCGCGTCGCTTCGTCGAGCGAGGCGATCAATTGCGCTGTGGAGTTTGTCAACTGCGCCTGTCGTGTCGGTTATTTCGTTCTCTGTTTTGGTCTCTACGCGGTCGGTCTGGTTGAGTCGGTTCTTCCCGAGCCAGATAAGCATCGCCGTCTTGCCGCCCATCGCCGCGTCATATTGCGCTCGACGGATGGATACGTCGCCCTCGGACAGGCCGCGGTCGTATGCCTCGCGCACTTCCTTTTGTTTGAGCTTGTTGCCAAACGTAGAGCGAGCCATACCGAGGACATCGGCGATCTCGTCGTATGTGCAACCAAGCCGCGCCAGTGCGCGGACCTGCTCAATATCTATCTTTTTAGTTGGTCGGCCCATTCTTTATTTATCGTCTATTTATATGAGATATAGCGGAATTATTTCCGGCGTTTACGCTTGGGACGAACTTTGGCCTTTGCTTCGGATTTATATCCGCTCGAATAAGCCGCCCGTGCTATTTCTTGGGCTTTTTTCTTTGTTTTATACGGCCCCTTACTGCCCCAATAATAGCCTTTGGCCGTTTTTCGGATTGGCATATTAGACCTTTGTTCTCTCGTCCCACCTCGCGACGTTGGACCGCATATCCAGATGGATAAATATATCGTATCGACCGATGCCAGTAAAGCCGATCTCCTCGGCTTTAGCCGCTACCATATCCAATGCCATCGGTAGGATTTGCTCGCTTAGATGCGGAGATTTAACGCTCGGGATTATATCCGTCGCAAAGATCATGTGCTGTGATTTAGACGCGCCGCCGATTGCCTCGTTATGAGTCGGCGACCGAAAGCCGGAGGTGATCCGCAACGGTGCCTCCCACCAATCGCGCAATTTTTGCAGGTTCTTCATGTGCGCCCAGAACCGTGCATCCGGTGCGAAACCCGACAGCACTTCCTCCCAAGAAAAATTGGGTATATCCTCGCGTAATTGCAATAGATGCCCTCCTGTTTACGAAAAATATATATAATCAACGAGCGATCCACAAGCCCTTATGTAAACCTTTTCACGTGGAACACCTATAAGCCAAGTAGGAAGATATTTCCCACTGGCGAGCAATCCGTCCAAGTAAAACAAGTAACGTCCAAGTATATTTTTTTTACTCGGACGGGTTAAACGTATGCTAAGCATAGACTTACGAGAGCCGTCCAAGTAAACCAAGTATTTTTCGTAGGTTTGTTTTTTTTAGAGAAAAAAACGCTTTTTTATACACGTGAGAAAAATGACGTTTTACTTGGACGTTTCTTTGTAAGTCTTTTATTTACATACCTTTAACACGTCCCAGTATATTTTTTTTACTTGGACGTGTAATAAAATAAAATAGTATAAGTAATAGAAAAAACAATAGGTTAAACCCGTCCGAGTAAAATCGGCTATACTTGGACGTACTCGGACGGATTTAC